TCAAACTTTGCTAAACTCTCTCGGCAATTGTCGTCTCTCAACTTCCGAAAGATACGCTTGCTTGCAATGATCCTTTTGCCAGAAAAATAACTTATTAATTGCAGCGTGGAAGAATTTCCATTTCTTTTTCGGGCTTTTCGTAAGTACCGCCCCTCGATATGCTCGACTTGAGAGCGTTTCGTCTGGACTTCCCCAAGTTAACGCGTTAAATAGCTGATCTAAGGCGATCGCAACGTTTAGCCAATATTTACTCTTCTTCATAGTTAGCACTCCAGCCAGTTGAGAAATCATAATTAAGCGGCTCTGCTGATTTCATCATTTCCGCGCGATGTTTTTCTGCATTAATGTGATCGGCATTTTCATCAACGACCATTTGTAGAAAAATTTCATTGAGTAAAGTGCGGTTCATTTTGATGAAAGAATTGTCGTAGCACTTCCAATCAATTTCACCAAGTGAATCAATCACTTTATCTAAGCCAAGATACTTAGTCTTTTCTTCCTCGCCAGTTTGAAACCACTTGCCGACTCGAGCGATATACACCCCGCCCAAGCCGTTTTCATAGCGTTTTTTCTTGATTTTTTCCCACATCTCATCTTGCTGTTCTGCGAGACGTTGAGCTTGTTTTTCTTCATCTACAACCCACTCGTTACCGTTCCACATATGTAATTCTGTCGGCTGTTTAGCAACTAAGATATACTGTTTTTGAAACTGAATAAGCTGTTTGTTATCAAGCTCTGATTCGTTTTCTACTTCTATTTCTACAAAATCATTTAGGTTTTGTGGTTCTGGAAAAATTTGATACTGACTTAAGTCCGTTTTTAAAAAATAAACTTTCATATTAATTACTCGCTGTGATTGCTTTTAAGTAAAAACCTGATGAGTTGGTTATTTTGATTTGTGTTTCATTCACAACTTCAATCTTAAGATTACGCCAGCCATCTTCAAAGTAGCCTGCATACAGGAACCGTTTTTGTTGTACTTCCGAGAGTTTACTATCGACATAACATGACAGTGTTGCTACATCATTGTTATTCAGAGTGCTATTAACGGATGGCTGTAAATAAAAAACGAGGCTTTTATTTATAACGCTTTCTGAAAGTGTTAAAAGACCATTTCCTGATGTCGCGTTTCCCTGCCAGATTTTTCGCGTCTTAGCGTTGCTTTGTAACTTATTTTGAAGTTGGCTAACTTGCTGTCCAATCTGTTGTATATTTTGTTGATTCTGCTTCGATGAGTTTTCCAGCTGCTGAATTTTAACATCAGCTTGTTGCAGATTCTGCGCAAGCGTTCCTGCATCTAAAGATCCTGCATTTTCAACTACACCAAACGCCTTAATCCAGAATCTCACATCATCAAAAGTGTCTTTAGCTTTAATACACAATTTTAATACGACAGATTTTGGTCTATTTTCATCAGCTGTCGGTACAACTTTGCTTGCATCAAATTTAAAACCTCTTGATACTTCTGCACCTCTTTCTTGATCGGCTGTCCATCTTGTCCATTTTGCTTTGTTAGGCAGAATGGCACCTTTAAAGACCTCGTTATTTCTTGATGACTCAAATTCTAAAAATTGGTTACCACTTCCCAGCGAACTCAAATCAATCTCACCAGTGATATTTCTTATAGTATCTCCTTGAGTCAGACCGACGCTTAATCCATTTCCGGCATTACGAATGAAGCGGTCTTCAGCAAGTGGCACTTGTGCAATTGAGCCGTATTTTGCAACTAAATACTGATAAAGTTCAGGATAGCTCTGCTGTGTAACTGTTGAGCGAATGCTGTCAAACGAAATCCAGCCGTCAGGTATGGCATCTGTCGCAAAATATGCTGTCATTCCCACATCAGAACGTCGCAAATTAGGTAATTTATTTTTATTTCCTAAAGTGCGGTATAAATCAGGGTATGTTGCTTGATTAAACGTCGTACCATTTGCTTTTAAAAATCCCGTTGGCGTAATGTTTTTGGGGAATGAAACAATTGATCCAACTGGTAAGCCGTCACTAGTAACAAGTTTCCATTCGCTCCACGCCCCGCTAAAATCGGTCCTATTTCTTAGATAAATTCGTTTAGTTTTATACGTTGTATATTCTTGCATCAACACATAAGCAGACGGCTTAACAACTAACGAGCCAGCTTCAGTTAACGGATAATTTTTATTGCGTTCAGCTCTTGCAGTCAGTCTTTGTGAATAAAAGCCGGGCGTTGTCACGTTGTTTAAGTCTTCAGTCGTGAGATCTTTCACAACAAAATCCGTAATGCCATATCCGGAAAGTGTTGTTGCTGGACTTTGCTTTTCATTTGCTAAGTCATACGCGTCTTTCACTGCTTTTGAGCTTGCGAATGTCGTTTCACTGTCACTATTTGTTGCAGACGACGGCACAGGCTTATTAAGTAACACATTGTAATCGACTGGTAACTTGTACTCAGTCGCCATCGGCACCCACTGCGTGCCACTATACTCCTCAAATATTTTACTTGTTGGATTCCAACGCTTAGCTTTCAACGGAATATTTGTATGTGATCCGCCGTCAAGAAATGATAAAGCCGCATTAATTGCGGCTTTAATCTCATTTGGGAATTGCGTGTAATGACTATCTACTGTCGGCTTGTTAAAATCTGCCATTGTTTACTCCTTTTTATACCCCTTTAACAACCCATCCGACCTTACCGCTTACGCGATTTCCATTCTTGTCGAATAAGAAAACGTAGAATCCTTTTGGTCGCGGCTCATCTTTAAAGTCTGATGTTGCAAAAAGTGGTTGTTTAGATTGTGGTGTGAGAACAGGAATTGACGCATCGATAAACTCCGTAGAAAAGCTTACCCACGTTCCATTCACATCGCTTGCGTTAGCTTGCACTGTTCCGCCATCGGTTTTCTGTTTCTGATCGAGCTTCAAATTCAATTGCTCAATAACAACAGGTTGTCGTGCATTGCTTACTGTGATTCTGAATTTCAAATATCTGAAATTCGTCTCATACACAGACGCTTGATTGTGTTCACGCCAGCTATCACTCTCATTTTGCTTTACTGCGATGTAGTAGCTAATATCATAATTACCTGCACTCACAATTTTTGGAGTGAGTGAGATCTTTGACGAAGCTAATACTGTACCGTAATCCATCTCTTCTTCGTAATAACCACTTATTGCTGTTGGTTGAAGATAAATCGGGAATCCAGCATTGATTTGCGATTGTGGTGTCGTGAAGTTATTAGATTGAAAGTGTTGCTTCCACGTCTCGTTTTTGATCGGAAGATAAAGTTTACCGTCAATCTTATCTGATCCGTTTTTTACTCCGTCGTATTCGCTGTTGTAGTCGTATTTCAGTATGTAATCAGGCGGTTGTGCAACATTCGCATGCGTAAACTGAGGCTCGCCGCGATTTCCTGCGCTATCTACACCGACGATCCAGTATTTGTACAATCCACCAACGGTTTCGAATTGCGGAAACGCTAGTCCATCAATGTTGGTAATGAACTCGGCAGTGTCGAACGTGTCACCTTTTTTCAGCTCGTAATAGACTATCGGCAATGTTGCTTTCGCACTTTGCCATCTCAACATGACGTAGTTATCAATAACTTGTTGAGAAATGCTAACTTGTGTCGGTTGATGAATGATCAACTGCGCTTGCGCCGATGCACTTCGATTTTCACCAAGATCGATTGCTGTCACTTTGAACGTCTTGTTACCGCTAAAATCCGATTTGAACTTAAACGAGGTACTTTTCACTAACGCTAGCACTTCATCATCTTTTTTCACTTCGTAAAGCTCTGTCGAGAATGAATTGTTTTGCGTTTCATTCCATGTCAGCAATACTTCATCGCCGACAATTTCGGCGTTTAGATTGATAACTTCACCGCTTGAAATAGTGAATTGAATTTCTGTTGGCGTTTCAGATCTCACTTCTGATGAATCAACCGCACTTAGCCAGTATTTATGACTGCCAGCTTGAATAAAACCGAGATTAAACTTATTAGCTTTGATCTTCGCAACAAGTTGCGCTGATTCATAAGTGTCACCTTTTTTAATCTCATAATACTCAAGATCGATGTCGGGTGACAAATCCCAAACCAAGAACACACCTTCTTGCGTCACCACTTTGTGACGCAGGTTAGTAACATTGTGTGGTGGACGTAGCTTACCGATTGGCTCGTATATTGTTACAGGATCATCATGTGACCATACACCCAAAACGTTACTTGTTTTGATCCGAATCTGATAAGCAATGCCATCTCTAACATTTGGAATGTCTACAGATGTTAGTGTTGTCGGCTCTAACTGCTGCCAATTGTCATTACCTGCGCGATACTCAACTTGATAACGCGATGTGAGCGAGGTTGCAGGCTCGTAACTTACAACGATCTTAGTTTGAATACTACCACCCAGTCCACGATAGATTTCATCACTGATTACGACATTTTTAACGCCTGTTTCTAGCGTATTGTTCGTTGTATCGTATTCAATCAGGTTCTCACCATTTTCAATATGTGAAAATTTTGACGGATTGTAACTTAATGCACTGATGGTATAAGTGCCACTCTCACCCTCTGCTACTGCAACAACACGATAAAGCTCAGGCTCAATGTCACTACTTGCAATGATCCACGTACTATCTTCTGTTACAGAAGTGAACGCTGGATTGATGTTAATTTCTGTTAAACTGCCACGTTGTGTAATGTTGCGTTGTTCAAGTTTACCCTCTTCATTCACAATGCTGATTGTTGAGGCTTTGGTAATTTCAACCGCTGCATCAAGAATGATTTGATTAACTGTTGAGCCAGTTTTAACGCGGCCACCTCGTCTTTCACCTGCACGATGAACGTCTGATACTTGAATCACCTCACCAGGAACAGGAATTGCACCATCTTGACCGCACGAGAATGTTACTACTTCACTTTCGTGTTGCTCTGTATAGAGTAGCCATTTACCGAGACGTCTCGCTTGTCCGCGTGAAGTGCAGCCAAATGCGACAACTTCTGTTTGTGAAATATAGCCCATCTTTATAATGGCATCGGCATCTTCAATATACTCAACGGATTGCTTATAGAATTTTTTAGGATCGTTCCATGTAACAAGTGCGACATTATGTCGCGTTTTAATATTTGAACCAGAACGACTAAACTGGCCATCTACAACGTTCGTGTTGTTGAACTGATACATCGGCTCTTTCGGTGAATCTTGAACAAGTATTTGCGTGCCGCTTGCCCAGTAGCTCATTGCACGAAAGACTGACGTCAGATCGCGTAGTAATTTAATTGCTTCTTGTCGAGTCTGTATATACGCATTGCATGTAAAGCGTGGCTCATATCCACCAAAACCGTCAGGCACTAATTCATCACAATATTTAGCAATCTGATACATCGACCATTTGTCGAGCATATCTTCTTTGATGTACTCACCTGCGCCATATTCTTCGTTAGTGAGTAAATCAAAATAGATCCAAACTGGATTATTTGAATATTTAACAGCAAATGTGCCGTCCCAGTCGCCTGTATATAAGCGCGTGATTGGATCGTAATTTGACGGCACTTTTAACTTAATTCCACGACAGTGATAGCCTCGTGCAGGTATTGAGCTAAATTGTTCGGCATCAATTTGTACGCCAACATACGCAACACCTGGATATGTTAATTTTTCCTCAAATACTGTTGTTAATTTTGAAAAAATCGTTTTGTTTTGCAGCGTTTGACTCTCAGAGTCTTCCGTTAAACGCGTTACACGCACACTCCATGGCGACTCGCCAGTCAGTCTAAAACTGTGCTCTCTGTTGTATGATGATGTTGTTTTGCCATCAATGACAATTTTACCTGCATCAATCCATTGACTACCATTTGCCTGATACTCAACTTGTAATTCAACTTTTGTGCCGTTAATATCGCCATTGCTTTTATTTTGATGACTTAATCCAGGTACAGTAATCGTCACTCGAGCAATATCAGCTTCTGGAGCAGTAATAGAGCGGATGATTGGCTTATTCTTTTTAACCTCAGTGTTAATATCTGTTGTTACTTCTGTCGTTTCACAAATCTCGGAAGGTGGTTGTTTTACAGTACCTGTGCGATATTCGATCGCAACGTTTTTAAAGTTAAAATTCCCATTCTCATCTTGAAGCGGAATATCACCAAAATAAACCGACTTTAGCCCGTCAACAGGTCCACTAATCTCGCCACAAGAAATAACATCAATAAATTTAGCGTAAGAAAGTGAACGGAGCGAGTCTCTAGCTTCTACAGGTGTTCGTCCTCCGCCACCACCTTTACCGCCTTTACCACCCGTTATTTGCATATTAATTTATCCTCGACTAATGATTTTTTTGAAGCCTAATTTTCCGCCAGTCTGTTCTGATTGGCGATTCCCAATTGGGATATCTTTATCAGTCAATCCAGCCGATACAACAGCAGAGCCAACAATCAACTCACCATAAAGCAGTGGGATTGGCTGACCTTGTTGTGTTGTATTCACGGCACCATTGAACAAGTAAGATGGCTGATTTTCAGGACGTTCTTGTGGACCGTTCATTTTAGGGATGGGAGCAAGTAGTTGTGATATTCCACCAAGTGCTAAAGAAGCTCCAATCATAAATGGCACAATAGCAACATTAGCTAGCATGCTCGTTCCGCCAAATGTCGATAGACCAAGAAAAGCAGGGTTCCAAATTGATAAACCAATCAGTGCGGCACCTGCGATCAGACCGAATAATCCACCACGTTTCGATCCTCTAAAAACAGGGATAAGATGAAATTCTGTCTTAGCTCCGTACTGCATTTGAAACTCTTCTGGCGTGCCCTCAATTTCTTCTTTTTGTGCTAAAAATCGATACATAATGCCGTGTTTTTCTGAGTTTAATAAGAATGCCTTAAAACCCTTTTTTAACGCACACAGCGCACGGATTGCCTCAGCTGGTGTTTTCACTGCTAATTTGTGAACCTTGCCAAAGCGTTTACCTAGTTCACCCTTAAGCCGTATTTTTCGTATGTCGCATGATGTGCGTTGTTCTGTCGCGATAGAATTGTCCATAAACATCCTTACTTGATAAACGGCCGTATAAATGATGACCGATTAAACCATCACCGAGATAAACACCCGCATGATTCGGCACGGTTGCATTAATCTGCATTACAATCATGTCACCGACATGTAAATCGTCGACTTGATAGAACCCCGCATTTTCGAAGTTATCGACGTAGAGATTTTCGCCCTCGTTCCACCAGCCGTCCACTCTGTTGTAGTTCGGTAGTTCAATGCCCAATTCTTGTTGATACCAATCGCGCACAAAACCGTAGCAATCCGTCATGCCGTGAATGAATTTCCGTCCGTACAAATCAGGAATTGCTGTAACTGCCGGCATAAAGTGCATTGAAACTTCGTCACCCTCTAAACCGATAATGCACCATTCCAAACCGCTGACCTTGTGCGCGTCTTGGTCGGCAATGCTCGGCAAACAGCTTTCGTCGGGGTGCGAGTGAACCACCGTTCGAATTTCACCGATTTTCTCCGCTCGCGCGTAATCTTCAACGCTAATTAAAAACTCTTCTTTGGTATCTTGCGCAAGATTAGTACAAGCGACGTACTGCAATTTCCCTTTTTTAAGCACAAAAAAACCGCAACTCTCGTGCGGGTAACTTTGTTTTGCGTGCGCTATTGCATCGTCAATATGTTTCATATTAAATCCTCATGTACGCGGCACTTGGAAATCCGCCAAACGGTAGTTCTGCGTTTTCGCCAAAATGTGCCTTGCAGTCTACTAACGTTTTTGAGCAAGTCGGCTTATCGCCTGTATATCCACAAAACTGACCTTTGTATTTGTGCGTACAGTAATGCGCCACGATCTGTCTGCGCGGTAACTTCACACCTTCAAGATCGGTAGCCGGCAACAACTCAAAGCTGACTGTGAGATGATTTTCTGCGGTCTTTTGCGAAATATAGAAAACATCGTCTGGCAAATGCGCGTGTGGATCCGCGGTCAAATTGCCATTTTCAAAATTCACTGCATCAAGATAGATAATCTTTGTCCGCTTACGTGTGAGCTTTGCCCCTTCAATGCCTTTTAATTTCGCTAAAACTAGCGTAATCGCACCGCCAAGGTTGGAGAATGTAATACTTGGTCTGACTGGATTTAATCCATCAACTGCAAATCCATCAACTTTCACTGGATAAGGCGTATATTCTTGCCCTTGCCACACAATTGCTTGTCCTAACGGGCTTAATCCATCGTGGAAACGATAGACAATATCGCCAAACTTAGTGAGATCTAACTCAAACAATTCGATCCAACCGTGCGCGGCGTATTGCTGAAGTTGTCCGTAAATGCTCATATGCTTGCCTTATGTTAACTATAATGTCTCAATAAAATTCACTGTAAACTCAAATACTGCTCCATTCTCTCTATATGCCCAAGATGGGCAAAACACCTTAACATCTCTGTTTTCAGTTTTGCTTTGCCATAAAAAACTTTTGTGGCCACCATGTGATTTCAGGAATGTATCAATTTGATTTTTCACATCAACATCACAAATTATCCTTAGATTTGAGTATTTGCATAAATCAGAATTAATACCTTTTGATGTTCTCTGACTATAATTGTCACCAAACTGTACTTGATTAACTAAAGGCTCATGCTGAACGTCATAATTCATTTCTACGTTAAAATTAAATCTTTCCATTTTTACCTCGCCAGAATACCACCCACTCTCATTTGTAATGTAAGCTCCTCTCTAACTGTTGCTTTTATCTGTTTTGTTAATCCTTTAGCAAACTCAGATAGGCTTCCTGTATCATCTTTGCTAGAGTTAAAGTGATTTGTTTGATTAATGACAACAGTTACGTTTCTTTCTTGTGCTCCACCACCACCTGACTGTTTATTGCTGAAAACGCGACCAGCATTGCCTGGTATCATGTATTGAGATCCGTTATTGGCTTTAAAAATCTCAGGTTGATTGTTCTCACCAACCCTATACATTTGATTTGCAGATACAGGGCCACCTAGCTTACGACCAGTGATAGCAAGCGTTTTGGCAAAAGCGGCAGTTGTCGCCATACCCGCTTTAGCAGGAACAGCATTAGCACCTTGTGTCGCAAGAGATACCATAGTCGCGGCAGGGGTAAATGCAGATGTTAAAGCTGCTGCTTGTGTAATTTGCGATGCCATAGCTGCTTTAGCTGCCATTTGCCCTATAATCATTGATTTGACGTGCGCCATTCCCATTTGAACAATACTTTGTACAAGGCTATTTAGAATAGTATTAGCTACAGAAGTTAAGGCTTCACGTACAGACATTGTGCCATTTAGTATTCCTGTTAATGTGGTTGCAGCATTCTGCCCTAGTGATTCTATTGCTGAGCCAAACATATTCGCAGCTTCACTTGATTGCTTCCATTCATCCCACTGCGCGTCAATCCTTTTCTGTCTGTATTGCTCTTCAATTGTTGCACGAACAGCTTCCGCTTCTGCGATAGACTGAGGGTATAATGTTTTATACTGTTCTATCATTTGTAACTGTTTCTGGTACTGTTGTTCTAATGCAAAAACTGGCGACACCTGAGCTTGTAAGGAATTAAAATTATTCATTGCGGTTGTAGCAGCATAAATGCTTAATGCTAGCTTCTCTGCTGCTCTCTTTTGCTCTTCCGTTGCACTCGCTCCAAGTCGCATTACGGCTTCCATTTTTACAGCTTCAAGGTTCATGCCTTGTTGTTTTAAAGCAACAATCTCATATTGATCACCAAGCTGCGTTAATTGGTTTTCAATTTGCTTTTGTGCTTGTTCGCTTTGTTT